GGAAATCTGTGTTTTCACAGACCAGAAACGAGCAGGCGCCTCCTCTTTAGGAGCTCACCGGCAAGTTTCTGTGATTACATAGGTTACCAGCACAATGCAGTACCTAAACACCTCAAGAGGTAAGGTTAAACTGCGCTTGTAAGAAGGACCCCTTCCTTGACATCACCGAAATGGTGTCGAAGAGGAGTTCCTGTGTTATTTTTGGTCTAGACCTAAACTTCGAGTATATCTCGGCTTGGGTTTTAGGAGGTCGTCTTGGGACGTCTCCAGACCATTCTCGTATCAATGGATCCATCACGGGTACCCCATAACTGTAGGTTGCCCCTGTTGAATCATTAAATGTATCTAAGCTTCCATTGTCGATCAGAAAGAGTGTATCTTTCAGAGGGGCAAGGACGCGTTTATATTCGTCTTCTGGCGCCGATTGGTGAACCCAATCGTGACAGGAGACTCTCATTATTAATTTATGTGGATTATCTCGAGCGGCCTTTTTGGCCATCTTGATATCATCCGTTACTATCAAGTAGCTATTCTGGACACCATTTTGGATGATGTCCAGGATAACTTCGTCATCACTTATGATCTCTCTGGGGGGAGCCTCGTCAGGAGGCTCTCCTCGGAGAATCTGTTCATAGTTATCGAAGAACCAAACCTCCAGGTTGTCTAACGCCCTTTTGTACGGGGTGTCAGAGCGTGGCCTTTTGGTGAATCTACTCAAATATGGCAGGTCAAGATCGACCCTGAGGGGGTCGCTTTTGGCCATAATGTCGATAATATCATCGGTGTATAAGTCCTCCGACATTTCCTTGCGGAGTGTCCAGGGCTTATCCTTATACTGGGAAATGAACTTCTTGACCACCCGGCGTTCTTCGTCAGGTGGAAAAGGTTTAGTTTCTGTCGACATGGCCTTCGCAACCTCGTAGAGGTCGACCTGGTCATGTAGTATCCCACATAATCTTTTATGGAACAGATAGTACCCAGAGAGCTTGCTCTCTCGTATAAGTCTGTTCCCATTGGTCAATTTCTCTATGACTCCTGGTGGAAATTTATTCCACTCGGATGCACGGAGAACCCGATGTTTTTTAATCGGGTCATCTTCTTGAATTTGGAGGACTTCGAGTACCCCTTCACCTGCAAAGTGTGGGGTATCCCGAACAACTCCCTTCAATGTTGTAAGCAACATTGGAGTTTCGTTTAACATTTCTTTCATGACAGCGATCGTCGTCCTACGGGGCCACGGTCGTTGAGATTGAATAGCATTAATATAGTTGGTGAGTGTCCACCCGGGTGGAACCTTACCAACGCCGAATATTTGTCTTGGTAGGTAGACTGGTTCATACCTGTCTGCCAACCCTAGACATATGTCTTGACAGGCCGAGCTAACAGAGAATAAGAAATTTATTCCTGAGAGCGAGTCCTTTTGAATATATTCCATATCCTTCCCCAAGAGTGTATATTTACCCTTTGGGTCGGAGGAATAATCTTGTCGGTCTTTCCGCGTGTCTATGATCAACCTACCTTTAGGAAAATCAAGATACGGGGAAATTCTAGAATCTCGAAGTCTTGTCGCAAGTTGTGCGTTGTGGAACCGGTCTACCGGAACCCGAAACACTTCTTCGCAATAAGTCCCCCAATCGGGGGTTACGAATGTGTCTTCAGGCGAGACTTTGTATCCCAGCATCGCCGCTGCGGAACAGAACTCGTCGAAATACTGGAAACGGTAGGGCCCGGACGCGATGATGTTGCCATCATCACCGTTTCCGGTCCCCACTGTAACGATCTTTCTTCCAATCTTCTTCTTCGCATACCGATCACAGATCGGATGTGCTAGACTAAGGTTAGTCTTGGTTAGCGGATCTCCCATGGGAATCCCGCTGACCATTTTACCAATATACCTTCCATCCCGGTAGAGGTTTTTGTCCCCTACCCAGGTGTTAAGTATTACTTCGACCTGTTCGCTATCTAGGCCAATCTTCGAAAGAAGAGGGCCCATAACGAATCTTGCAGAATCGTGAGTTGGGTAGTCCGTTGCCTTCGTCCAATCGAACGAGAGCATCGAGACTTCATCCTCAAACAGAATCTCACCTCTGGAGTGATCCAGGTGGTGTATAGACTGAATGAACTCCCACCCTAGTCTACCGGCCTGAAAGCCCGCAGAGAGGATGGGATTAGATTTCGCCATCTCAATTGTCAAATGGGAAAATGGTTGCAGCAGGATGTCCTTCCAGAAGGACCCTGAGGTTACCACCCTACATTTACCGTTTTCGCGAATACCTGCGACATTGACGTCAAATACGTCAGTATCGAGGTTTTTCGCTTTTCTATAAGCCCTATGCCATAGGGGAGTTCCTAGTCCGCCGCCCTCATTATCTGGGGACGGCATACTAGGGACAGGAACAATAGCATCTCGGATAAGTTTGCGCAAGTAACCAAACTTGCCCTCCTTTTTCCGCGAAGACTCTTTACATGCAGACGTCGACATCGACGCACGAAAGTGCGGAGATTTCGCCATCGCCATCAGTACAGTTTCCTCCACCACTTCAAGAGTTGCCTCTTGAAGTGTCTGGTCGGGAACAAATTCTCGTTTGGTCGTTACCATCTCTACGAACTTGTCTAGAGTGGCTTCGACCATCTTTTTATCAGCGAGACCAGTGGACCTCGTTTGTGCAAATGCACTCACTCGGAACATTTTCTCTTTTGAATTGCGAGCGTGAAGCTCCGTATTATATTGGTATATAATAGGAACGACCCAGCTCATATGTCTATATTTGGATGAATCCATACGTTGTTTTGTGAAAGCAGCGTATTTGAAATCCTTCCTGAATTGTTTAATATCTTCAACCGTCTTCTTATAATTAAAAAGGCAATTGGAGATTATCGAATTAGATATCTGGTCCGTCACAGAGTATGCACTCTCTGACGAATCAGTCATCAAACACTCTGGAAATGATACTAGTAGTTGACAAATAACACCGTCAGCTACGTGTAAGATTTCCTTCAAATGGAGCAACCGACCATCGTCAATCAAATGCTTGACCATGAGTCGTAAATTACTCTTTAATCGTTTGTACCAGTAGGTTCGTCGATTAAGGATCGTCACAATAGCTAGTTTGCTATGAAGATGAAGGGGTCTACCCTTGATCCTCGTAGTGAACAAATTATCATAACAAAAGTTCCAGTTATGTTCGGCAACGCCGGACGTACCTGACTTAAGCGACAAGCTAGCCACCTCCAAGAGTTCACGGAACTCCTGGTCGTGGTTACCAACTTGAATCGAATCATGATGTCTTTCCTTGCGTAATTGTACGTTTAAAGGGATACAATCGTGGTGAAAAAC